AATAGTAAGGGAAGAGCCAGTTTGACCTGCACCTTTAACTAGAGGTGTACCTGTAGGAGTTCCTCTAGCTGTAGCTCTATTAGGGTCTCCCATAGAAATGTACCTGCTCTTCCATTAAGGCTAAGTAACCAAGCTAACCATACTTCAGCATCTTCAGATTTCATAGGGGGTAGCTGTAGTTCTGCTTCCCAACGCTGACCAGTGTGATTGTGTACTTGTTGTTTATAAGTAAAAGGACTCATAGTCATAGCTGTCTGATTAACAGCCCTAAGAGTTAAGGAAGAAAACCCTATGTTAGTGGGTAGGGTTCGTGGGTAGGTAATTGCCATTAAAACGCTCCTGCATATGCACCGCCACGCCTCTTGGCATCTAGGACAGCTCCTTTAGAGGCGGCTGCAATCTGTGGCATAAGTCCCATAACTTCAGCACGTACAGTCTGTTGTACACCAGTGCTTACATTGATTGTCTGGTTGACTACAAGACCAGAGCTTCTACCTTTGGTGTGGTCAACAACAGTTTCCCTTGGGTGTAGCATAGCCATAAAGCCACCCTTACCATCAAGGCCACCTGACCTTGGGCCGTTACCTGTATAACCACCACCATCAGCACTCTTTAAATAGTTTCCACCTAAAGGTGCTCCTGATAGGGTTGGACCTTGCTGTGGACCAGCCATATAGTTTTGAGCAGACTGTGAGACAAACCCAGTGATCTGTTTTACTACAAATATTTGGTAGAGTTCCTTAATGATAGCGTGAGCCATAGTCTTAAAGGAATCTTCAACTGACTTAGTACCATCAGCTATAGTCATTAGGGCATCCCCAAAAGAGCTTTCCATACTCTTAAAGAGGTCTTCCATAGCCTTACCCTCTTCTAGGGCTTTAGCTTTACGATCTTTAGCAGCTTGCTGCAAGAACTTGTGTCTTTGTTTATCTGCTTCTATTTGTCTAATAGTTCTTTCAAGTTCTTTGTGGTCTACCTTTTCACCAAGGGCAGCATACTTTTCTTTGGCGGCTATAAGCTGCTCTTGTACTCTTCTTTCCATCCCAAAGACTTGTACAAGCTCACTCTCAACCTTGCTTGTGGTTTGCAACTTTGCTATGTATTTGTCGTAGTTTTCTAGAAGTCTTTCAAGCTCAGTCTTACCTGTTTTCTTTTTCTTATCATAAATAGACTTACCAGTTGCACCATCGGTAGGGTCTTTATCAGAAGTAAAACCACGACCACCATATTTTCTTAAAGCTTTAGCTCCAGCAGAACCTTCCATCATTCCATAGACTGTACCAAAGGCTTCTTCTTGTAGTTTAGCAATTCGTAGTTGTTCTTTTAGTTCAGCAGTTAAGTCTTGCTCTTGCTTTAGCTGCTCTACCCTCTGGTTTATAATAGTTTTTTCTACACCTTGGATACTAAGCTCAGTCCTAAGTCTTTTTTGAGCAAGTTCGTTTATCTCCCACTGCACTCCCTCTTGACTTAGCATAACATCAAGAGTTTTTCCTAACAGATGTGGCCCTTGTGCCGCCCCATACAACATAGTATCCATGTTGTTTTTAGCTACATCTGCCTTGAGCTGGAGTAATTTTAAATCCTCTTCGCTTATACCTATTTGTACAATAGCGGCTCGGTTGTTAGCCTCAAACTGCTCTTCTAAATCCTTAGCAGCGTCCCTGAGTTTTTTACGCAGCTCTACTTGATCTTCTAAGAACTTCTTTGCTGCTTCTTCTTGAGCAAGCCTCTTTTTATTTTGCTCAAGTTCTTTTTCATAAGCCTTAGTTCTTTCTTCTAAGATCTTTTGTCTGTCTTCGTCACTCTTAAGAAGCTTAAACCCAAAAATTTCAATACCATTGGCAAGGACCTTTTGGTATCTATTCAGTTGCCCATTTGCCTCCATATAGTCATTGACCATTACAAGGGCATTTTGATACTCTAAGGACTGCTTACCTAATGCTAATGTGTTGTCTTCTATACTTCTGCTAGCTTTAAAATTTTCAAGTGCTAGATTTTTAAGTCCATCCTGCATTGCTTTCATAGCAGGTTTCATAGAGTTTGCTAGGTCGTCAGTAGATTTTTTGGCATCTCTAGCTGCCTTTGCTATCATCAAGAGGGCAGTTGCACCAGCTATAATTGCCCCTATTACTGCGCCTTTGGGTCCAAAGATACCAGCAAGCTGAGAACCCTGTTGACCAAATGCTACTAAAGCAGACTGTCCTGATTGTATCTGAACAATAAAGTCACCTACCTGATAACCTGCTTGTTGCAAACCAACAGAAGCAAATCTTTTCTTACTTTGAATAGATTTATACGTAGCCATATCGTACTTAGCAAATTGATTAGCCCCATTCGCTAAGCCTGAGTGAAAATTTCTAAGCTCTGTATCTAGGCGGCCTACTGCCTCTTTGTAGACTTCTGCACTAATAGCACCTGCTTTCTTAGCTGCTTTTAGTTTTTGGAGTTCTGTAAGATATTGTGATCTAACCCTAGACCCACTATCATACTTAGCTGCAGTATTTGCAATTTCATCAGCTAGTTTCTTTTCTCTAGCAGCCGCTTCTTTAGAAGATTTTATTACACTTTTATCAAGTAGTATTTGTTTTTGTAGCTTTCTTTCAAGTTCTTCTAAAGCTAACTTTTTTCTTTGGGTGGTAATTATGCCCTGATCTTCAGCTTTTGTTAACCTTCTAGTTTCTCTTTCTAAAGTGTTTGCAGCCTTGACATACCGAAGTATCTGAGAACCAGTTAGTCTAAAGTCTCCCGAAGCTTCTCCGACAACAGTGCCAAGCCTAGCCATATTGTCAGCAGCAGCTTTGATCTCGTTTAGACCAACCACTTTAAGATTTAGTGTTACATCACTCATTCTTTGTTCCTAAGTAGATAACATCAAGGCGCTTTATTATTTCTACCTCTCTTGCGTCTAAGGTAGATTGGGTAAGTTCTTTCCAAGCAAGTATTTGTTCAAAGGTTATCGGGTTAGGGCCACTGAAGCCGCCAGTTCTTCCAGAGCTTATACTAATAAAGGCAGACCAGATATGCGACAGTAAAGGTGGGAAATCAGGTTCTTCCAGCTCTACAGGTGTCTTTCCAGTCTGCCTTTCTACTTGCTCTAGGTGTGCTCTTTGACTTACGCCGCTTTGATCTGTCAAGTTAAGTTTAAAGGTATGTTTTGCATACTCTTCTAACTTTAGGATCAGGCCTTCGTAAAATCCAGGCTTTCAGTTAGCGCCTCCTCAATCTGGTCTCTCAACCAAAAGACTTCGGAGTACACTTCTTTAGCTTTAGCAACTGTGAGTTTGGGTTTTTCATTATTATAAGTAATATCCCAGTTCTCAGTAATCTTAGCTAATACTCTATTGAGTCTCTCTCTAAATCTTCTGCAGTGTAGTTCATGCTGCCCTTCTTTTGGACTGCATTGATACGTCGATTCTGTTGGTCATGCATAGCTACCTTGTACTTCTTAGAGTGCGGCAGAGCTACAGTGACGGACATTTCACTTCCATCTTCATTAGGAAGAGGTTCAAGAGTATTAGGATGCTTAAGAAGTATTTCCGTAACTTCAGATTTTGGTTTCAGGTTTGCTAAATCCATGTCGAGTTTCCTTTTGTCAGGGTAGTCGGGTTAGATTAAAGGGGAAGACCGAGACCCGACACTCAAGCCTTCCCCACCCTAGCTAGGGATTCTATGGTGCTCTTGTGATTGTTAAGCTAGTTGTGTCTGTAGAGTCATACAGAGCTACAAACGACATATTAACAACGCGGCTAGTAGGTCCATCTACACCTACGTCAGCACTATTAACCTTGATACGTGGGAAATTGAAGGTCAGAGTGTTAGGAGTTGAGGCATTGTCTCCCACAACAACTTGTAACTCAGTTTCAGTTTCGTTGATGAAGCGGTTAATCATTGCTGCATCTTCAAAGTAGACTGACATATTACCTTCTATTTCTGCACGTCCTACTTCTAGCTGTGGAGCAGAGTCGCTACCAACAACAAAGGTAGGTGCAAAAGAGTTATTGATGGTGAAGTCTACAGCAGTAACAATGGTAGATGCTGAAAGTGAGCCACCAGTATTTCCTACAGATACGCTACCAGAGTATGCATCATAAGGTGACGCACCAGAGTTAGCAGTCTGGGTCTTCTGTGCTTGGCTGATAACCATGTCTTTTCCTACCATACCAAAAGTAGTAGTTACCATTTGGTTAGGAGCAATAGATACCCCCAGAGTAGAAACAGTCATACCTGTGAAAAGACGAGCCTGATCAATATCTGCTGCATAATCTTCAACAGAGAAGAACTTAGGCGTTGTGCCAACCTTTAGGACATTAGTGGCCCAAGTGTTAAGCATAGCTGATTCCAAGAAGGCATCAAAGTCACCATCTCTTAGGTCAGCTACAATGTCACCGCCAGTTTGTTTGTTTCCGTGACGGTCATGCCGAGGCATACGGTCAGCTTGTATATCCGTACCTGACACACGATCCTTAGTAAGGTTCATACCGTGTGTGGTAAACGGAAGATTGATAAAGTTTCCAGAAGGGGTCGTACCAAACGTGCTTTCCACGATATACGACAGACTGGAGCGAGAACCCTGTGCAAAGGCCATGTTATATTCTCCTAGTTATTTGTAAGTGTACCATCCGATGTTAATCGGAATGTAGTACCAAGGACTGTCCAAGAACCCTTGCTGTCTCTCAGCATAATCTATGGACACGTTGATTGTTGTTCCCCCACTTGGCGTGTAAGGAATATCGGTAGTTGCTTCAAAAGCTTCTATGATAGTGTTAGTAAAGGCATCAGCAGTGGCAGGGCCATTACCTTCTGGGGTATAGACAGTCACTTTAAAAAGTCCCTGATACCTTTGTTGGGGATTTAGCCCTCTAACAGCAGGTTGCCTAGTAGTAGGAATATACTTAGGCTTTATGTAGCTAACACCTGTCGTAGGCTCAAAAGATACATTCTCATAAGCAATAGAAGTAGGAAGCCCAGAAGTAGCAGCGAGTTTAGTTTCTAGTGCTGCACGGATATCGTTATGAATACTAGCCACGTAAGATATTCCCTAATCTACCAAAGACATCGTAATTGTTTTCTACTTCTTGTGCATGGGGTGCATTATTAACAAAAGTGGCACCCTGCTCTAAATCTATGATTTGCAACTTATCATAAAGTCTATCCTCCATAGCTTGCACAAAAGATGTTGGGTCAACACCCCTTTGTCTTCTTGCAGAGGAAACTGAAGGTCCAGAAGTATCTCCGAGCTGATTAACAGTCATAGATTCCGCATAAGCCCCAGTGTCGGTAAGATTAAACACCACACTACCAAGGTCATCTATACCTAGTAAGAGTTTATTAGCTAAAAGCTTCTGGGCAAACTCTGTTACTTCTTGCGTCTTCTTTGTGAGCCTAGGGGATACTGATACGTCCATCACTCCCTCACATCACACAAGTAACAAATCTTAGTACCATTAGAGAAGATCGTGATAACAGAGACAATACTAACTGCATCTCCACTACCTAATATCTGATCCTCATCATCAGGTTCTACGAGAAGCCCTAGGGCAGGTATGACACACTTGCGAGAGCCTCTTCTGACACTATCTACGTCTTGGATTATACCAGCATCATAGTTGTAGAAGTAACCAGTAAAAGTATGATCCGCAGTAGAAGAACCAGAAATAGCTCCTGTGGTGGTATCATATGTCCCTGCAGAAGCCTTCTTACGAAGAGTAAGGGACTGACCAAAGTCATCTACCATCTTGAGGAGGTTGTACCCTCTAGAAAACATCAACTACTCCTAGTCGTAATTAGTGCCGTATTCACTACCACTGTAGCTAGGAGGGTTTTTAAACCTATCCCTACGGAAAGAGGGTGTAATGCGATCTGTATCTTTCCTTACATTCTCT